CTAAGCCACATAGATCATAGGCTTCTTCCATGATTTCACTCATGTCTAGATTAAATGTTGTTGTTCCACAAGTTGCCATTATTTGCTCTTATTATTATTTTTTTCTATTTGTTTTTTTTTAATTTCGTTAATTTTTTTTCTGTATTCAGGACCTTTTTCATCACGATATCTTGCACTGGCTGTCTTATAAGATTTTTTGGTTATTTCAGAATAATAAGGTTTATTTAATTCTGTGTTTGTTTTTTTTTCTGTATTGTTATTTGTTACATCATTATAAATTTGTGCCAAGCCTTTAAAACTTTTCATAACCTGTGTTTCATTAGGAAAGGCTTTTTTATTATCTTCTCTACCAATTTGTCCGCCTGAATCAAATCTATTCCTTTTCATAGTAATCCTGTATTAACACTTCCATCTTCTACGAGCCTGTCTAATTCTAGAATCAGGATCGTTTCTTGTTTCTGCTGAACTGTTTTTAAGTTGTCCTGCTGACCTTGCACAATAAGATTTTCTACGCTTTGCAGCTTTACTACCTTTTTTTACCTTACCTGTTACTGCTGTTTTTAACTTAGAACCTGGATTTGCTTTGCGATAAGCTGCAACTCCTTTCTTAGTCATACCAGCACCAGACTTGGTAGATCGATAGTTAGCACCCTTACCTGTAGTTGTTTTGCGTATAGGGGTTTCTTTTCTTCTCATTGTAAAAAATATTTACTGGTAAACTAAATATCTCCTTTGCCTTTTTTACCTCTTGGTAATCTAGGGTCTGGTCTTACTGATCTTTTTTTACTACCAAGAACACTAGCATTCATAAGTCCACCCATGTTCATTTTATTCTTTTTCATGGCTGGTTCAGTCATTCCGCCACCACCAAATCTTTTCTGAACATCGTCTTTATAAGACATAGTGCTGTCCATAGTTTTACCACCACCCATATAAAGTTTACCACCCATACGATACATAGAACTTACAGGAGCAGTTGGCATCATTGTTCCGCCACCACCCATGTATCCCATATTTTTTTTCTTCAATCCGTTTTTTTTCATTGGCATATTGTTACCTTTTTAATTAAATAGTTATAGCACCCTTTGTAAGGGTACTATAAATAAAGTGAGTTACGCTACTTTTTAGTAGCAATTTTTTAAGCGTGAAAGACTGTCATAGTTAAAAATGTTGATACAGTATATTCAACATAGATACCTGCAGAAAACACTACGCCTTCATCTGGTATAACTACATCTCTTGTTGCATCAGCATCACCAACAGAACTTAATCCCATAATACTTGTTCCTGAAGGAGAAGTATTTAAAAAATCAACAGTACCTGCTGTAGCTGTACTTGTTAGATAAACACCTTTAAGTCTGCTTCTTCCTGCAAATACAACATCTGCTGCTGAAGCATTAACTCCTGCTGAGACATTACCTGCTGGATTACCAACTGCTGAAATACCTGATATAGTTTTAAAAAACTTAGTTCCAGTAGCAGTACCTGCATTAGCACCTGTAATGGATTCTGTTTGAGCATCTCCATTAACATCAGTGCCAGTTACAGTAAAAGATTTAGCTGAATCATTTCCAGCAGAAAGGATCGTTACAATCCTTCCATGACTAAGTGCAACTGCACCACCTGAAGCTAACGCACCACCTATAGTAAGTGCTGCGTTATTTCCAACTGATGCTGCTGCCGATATTCCATCTGCATCTAAGGCTACTGTATCAGCAGTTATGGTAACTGCTCGTACATCTGACTTACCCATAATTTACTCCTTAAATAATACCTGTAAGGTTAATTAGTGAGTAATCGGTTGTTACATTAACAATCATAACTGTACCAATTACCTGAATAACATCTCCTGCTGCTGGTCCAACTGCACCGACAGCTCCTAATGGTACTGCGTGGTTACCAACTACTAATGTTCCTGAAGTTAACACTGTTGCTGGCCCTGAGACTGCAAACCAACCATAAGCACTAGCGGCCATGTCTACTATTGTTACACCAAGTGTAGCACCTGTAGTTGTGGCAGCTTGACCTATTAACCCACTACGAGGGTCAGGTATTAATGTAATTCTTGAACTTGTTGTTATAGCTGTTGCTAAATCATCGTAGCAAGTAATAACAATAGAAGGATCGGCTGAATGGTCATGTGCTGGATTAGATTTAATTCTAAGCATTTGACCTTCACCTGCGGCATCGTTTACATAAAGATAACCATTTGCATATTGATTAAGAGTAATGTCAGTACCAGCAGTCTCAACTGAGATTGCAGTTTCACCTGCGGCTACGCCAGCAGTTGGTGTTAAATCAAAGTGATGTGCAATTGAGCCAGCGTGAGTTACACACTTACCTGCTGTAACAGCAGTTGCTGCTAATCTACCGTATGCATAAACAGTATTACCATAAAGTAATCTACTTCCTAAAGGAAATAACTCTGAAAGTCCTGAAGTAAACGGATCAACAGTATTATATTGGCTGCCACCTTTACCTACGATAAAGTCAGCGGGACCATATCCTGTTGCTGCTACATACTGAGTATGCGCACCAGCATCAGTAAAAATATTACCATCTGAATTGATTACCAATCCATCTGTTTCTACGCCTGTTGTTGTATTTGTATCAATGGTTTTAAAACCATTTTCGGACCTAACTGGTCCACTAAATGTTGAATTCGCCATAATTTCCTCCTCGGAAATAAGTTCTATAGTATCGGCTTGTCTGCTAGGTCAGTCGATAGAACAAGTTAATAATCCTAGATTTTAATGATATACCCATCTTCATAAAAAAGAAAGGGAGCCGAAGCTCCCTTTAGTTTGTTCAAGTTAATGAACTACGCTCCTGGAGAACCATAGATTCCACGCCAGTCACTAAAGCCGAAAGAGTATCTCTCTCTAGCTTTGTATCTAACGTTTCCAGTCTCAAAGTCACCTTCCATGCCTGTTGACATAGGAGATCTAACGAAATGTTTAAGTCCGTTAGGTGCATCAGTTTTGATAAAGAATGCATCTGTGTCAGTCAAGTAATGATTAACAACATATCCTTCAGGGAGCATTCCCATGTTTTTCAATGCGTTAATGTCATTATCAGAAGTACCAACTCTACCTGCAGTTTTTAATACTCTCTCAGCTACAAATTGTAGTTGAGGTGGTATTATTAGCTTCCTTGCTTGAACATTTACTTTAATGCCTCTTTCATCAGTGAACTGAGATATGTCGATCATCGCGTTCTCTAATGAAGTTTCATTTAAGTCAGCTGCTACGCTTGGCTCATTCGACTGATCTCCACCTGATAAGGTAGGGTGATCAGCTGCCATAAGTGCTTTTCCGTCTCCTCCTGGGAAGGAGTTTGAAAAACCATTATTTAATACGTTTGCTGCTTTTACTTGCTTAGTAGTCGCCATTGATCTAGCTAAAGCTTTTGTGTATCTTGAAGAAAGACTGTCATAAAGGTTGTCCTCTATTGCTTCTTCTGTCAACGCAAATGCTAAAGCTACAGTTTCGTGGCTGTACCTTGCTGTGAAAGTTTCTTGTGCAGTATCATAAGTTACAGATGCACCCTCGCCTTTGACGGGAGCTTGTCCAAAACCTGATAACATTACTTCTTCCTCAAACGCTCTATCTGAATTTTCTGTATCAAAAATTTCAGTATGTTCGTTTTCGTATCTGTCGTACTCAAGACCAAAAAGTGCATTTAGTCCTGGTTCGAGTTCTTTTACTAATTGAGCTCTATTTATTGCCATTTTAAATTACCTTTTAGCTATTGCCGAAGACAGAAGCTGGGAACGTCACATAAACTCTAGCGTGTTGCCCAATGGTATTATTTGGCTTATCTGGGAAGCCTACCACTGTTGCAATGCCACTAGAAGTTGTAGTTGTTACACCTTCTTTTGATCGACCATTGTTTGTATTCCCTGCTGTAGTACTAATCGTATTTGTTGTACCGATTGATGCTTGTGTAGGAGTCCCAGTTGACTGAGCCTCGTAAACAATATCAGGATCGGAATAAACAAATGCTTTAGCATTCGCAGAACCTAAAGTCACAACATCCGCTGTCCAAGTGTTTGAAAAAACAATTGAACCGTCTGCTGCTTGGAATTCTACACCGTAAAATACGCCAAGTGGGGTGCCTGTAGCAGTCCCTTGTATAACCAAACCACTCGCTAGATTTACTACGTCGCCTGAAAAGATCGAGGCATCTGTAGCACTTGCTATCGCAAATTCTGAAGGTCGGATTGTACCACCTGACATATGATAAGCTGGTGTGAATCCATCTGGGGCGTTTGTATTAGCCATTTTTATTCACCTTATATAAAATATAATTTTATTAAAGTCCTTAACCTAAGTTAAGAACCACCTTTACCAAATGTAACCTTGGATGATCTACTAGGTGTACTAATAGGCATCACTTGATTACTTTCTCGCATAAGATCATTATCAACTGCTTGAATCTGTTGGTCGGCAACGTTTTGATAGTATGCCCTCCTTTCATCAACAGTCTCCTTGGGGATCTTAGCTAGAATTAAGCCACCAACTCCTATGACACCAGCATGTTTACCATCATCAACAGTAGGAGCTTCAAAATCGGGGTGATCTTCAGCTCT